AAGACATATTCCGTAGCAAACAACATCCCCAGCATAGGTCGTATGGTATCTTTTTGTCATTTTCCCGCACACATCACATTTAGCAGCCATCGTATACCTCCTGTTCTTGAGCTCCGACCATCGCGCCAGTTCTCTGTAAAATGCGCCATTTTCTCTGATGCTGTTTTTTCCTGGCTATTCGGCACGGCTCACAAATTAAATTTCTCTCCCGCTCAAAGAAGGTGGCTCCGCAGCGGACACAATATTGAGGCCTTATCCGCTGGAACTCTGTACAATCGTCACAATTCGTCTGACCTGCAGTGCAGCCTTTGATGTCATGCCACTTCATGCACATATGCCGCTGCCAATAAGGTTCATATCCAAGCTGGTTTCTCCGGATGAGTAGCAGCTCCGCGAGCCTTGTCAAATCTTTCTTTACTGGAACACGCCGCCTGGCTTCAAATACTGTTAGCTCCGGCTTGCCTGTTCCCCAGGGACCATCACCGAGCATGGAGCGCACCTTGTCGGCGTTTTCTGTGCGATAGAAGTCGTATACCCTTCCGCGTATAGCCTTTTCAGATTTACCGAGCACTTCGCCTATTGCACCGTAGCTGTATCCTGCGCGGATCATATCAGCGAGAGTCTGGAAGTGCCAGTCTTTCCAGGATTGATGATTGTCTGCTTTTACAGGGCGCTCCTTTAGTCCAAGGTCACAGATCCGGCGCTGAATTGCACCAGCGGAACGTCCAAGCATCTTTGAGAGTTCAGCATATCCATATTTAAACTGCTTGAGGTAGTCTTTCAGGCGACCGTCCTCATGAAGTGTCCATGGATCCTTCCGGTAGTTGGCGTTTGATATAAAATCCTGTTTCCGCTGCTCTGCCAGCCAGTCCGGTTCCTTGCCGAGAATCATAGGTTCCATTTTTGAGAAGTCAATAAAACTGCGGTTTTTCTCAGCCCATTTCCAAAATTCGTCTAAATAGACAACCCTCCAGGTACACTTATTATTCCGCTTGTTATGAACGGGGAGGCCTCTGTTTTCTATCCAGCTTTTCAGCTTGTACGAATAACTTTTCTTAGAACCGGTCACTGCGATTACAAGCTGGTTCAGAGTTATGTACTCACCGTTTTCGAGGAAGGGCGGGAGGCCCAGGCGCTGTACACGAACTAAAATTGCGCTTTTGCTACGGTCGAGATATTTGCATATGCTCGGCACAGGCTTGTGCCCCCAGTTTTCACTTAATCATGTTTCCTCTTCCTCAGTCCAGGGCTTGTGCTTCCGGCCAGTAAGCTTTCGACGCATTTCTCCGACACTTTCAACATGCCGACCAAGCTGCTCGGCCATCTCCGCATCGGTCATGGTGTCCTTGTGCTTCAGGATGAAATCCTTATCCTCGTCCGACCAGGCGCGTTGTTTTTTCGTCAGCCCGAGTTTTGCCTTTTTGATTTTGACAGAGTTCACGCTGCGCCCGATGGCTGCTGCTATTTCAGCATCGTTCATTGAATGGCAGTGTTCTCTCAAATAATCCTGATCACTGACTGTCCATGCTTTACCCATAGCCGCTTAGTCCTCGTTACCCTCAAATAGTTCATGAGTGCCATCCCGCATGGATTTTTCCTCGTCTGACATTTCATATCCAAGCTTTTCAAGGAAATCATAGACTGCATTCAGGTTTTCGTTGTCATTGTGCCGGTTATTCCAGTTATAATAATGCTCGTTCTCTGAATCAAGCATTAAATAGGTTGCAACAAGCATATGGCGCTCAGGCTGAGCCGTGACATGTTCTGCGATAACATCAAATCCCCATTCCTCAACCTCGTCGCTAACCTCAATTCCGAGGAATTCTGTAAAGTCCTCATAGCCCAGATAAGAGTAATCGCCCAGCATACCCCGCAACGAATACTCAATAATGGTACTCATACACTTCTTTGCTTTGGTATTTGAAATTTCCTTAATGAAATCACTTCTGAGCTGATATGCCCGTTTTGAAATTTCATCCAGTGCTGTCCTGCGCTCCTGCTGCTTCTTGCGCCGTTCTGCCTCAACCTCAGCCATGTTGGCATCTGCTTGAGAGCGCGCCTTATAAAGAGTGAAATAATTACCCGATACTGTATAGAGATATTCTACCGTTTCAGCATCCTCAGGCACTTCTACAGTAGAGCCTTGAGAGGCACCGAAGCTCCTGACATATTGAAGGCTGCTTGTATCGGTTGTCTTTTTAGCGAACTTCTCCAATGCAGCGACTATTATGGCTGCGTTGGCCTCAGCCTTCTCTTTGTCGATAGCGGCCTGAAGCTCCCATTTGAAATTAGAAGTGCCAATTTTCTCAAGGACCTTGTTCCTGAGCTTCAGGTCCTGAATCTTTTCTAATTCCGCGAAATCCATCAGGGTTGCACCACGGTCGACAGCTTCTTTGAATTTTTTGCTGTCAAGCTCCATCAGCTTAATCCTGCGGCGCACGGTGGTTTCGGAAAATCCTGTTCGATCAGAAATATCATTGATTGTATCTCCGAGGTCAAGCATCATTTGGAATCCCTGAGCTTGCTCATATACCGTCAAATCTGACCTCTGTATGTTTTCTAAAAGCATTGTACCGACCTGTGTCTTATAATCCATGTCTGAAACCACGCATGGAAGCTCTGTAAGACCGGCAAGCTTAGCTGCGGCCAACCGTCGATTACCGATAACAACGAAATATCCCATTTCTTCCTGCACTTTAGGGTCATCAGCTCCGACGCCCGTCTCAAAACAGAACCATGGAACTACCGTCAGGTTTTGCAGCACCCCATTGGCTTTAATGCTCTCTGCAAGCTCGGTTAGGTCACCGAGATCCTTCCTAGGATTTTTAGGGTGATTGTGTAATTTGCTTATTGCAATATTTTGTATCATGTGGTTTTGCTCCTTTCAAAAATTTTTATTTCTCTGTTCCGCTCGTTAGCATAGCTACACTTTTTGTAGGTTCAGAGAGGAAGTAGCCGGACATTGCCATAACACGCGCATATTCTGCCGCGCCCTGAAAACTGTCGATAACGTTCTTTTCCTCGCTGGTCATTTCGGCGTATGCCTTTCTTCCATAATTCGGAGGCAGCCAATTCTTATTCCGTGCAGCGTAGATATTGAGCTTTTCTACAAGGTCAAGATTTTTGAACTTAATATGTGTCGTTCCTTTTTTGAACAGGTCGATGTAAAAGTATTTGCATTCGATGTTTCGCGTTCTACCTTCCGCATCAGCTGTTTTCAGTCGCTCCAACAGGTCGACATCCTGCGTAAGTCCGCCGTCAAGATAGTTGAAAACCTTTTCGATATCTGAAATGACATTATAGGCGGTAGAAGTGTCGAAGGTGTGCTTTGACCATGAATAACTCGAAAACATGCCGTGGGTTGGAATAATGGCCTTTTTTCCGACCTTGTGAGCGAGATTCGTCCTCCAACCGTTGAAATAATGGATATTGGCTTTTGTCTCTGGATACCACGAGTGCTCAACCGTCAGCTTATCGAACAGTGCGAGGATTGTTTCTTTTACGCCGTCAATCAGCCCTGCGTTCATCTCAACTAATATGGTCTTGATGTTATACATCGTGAAATCATAGTCTGCCATTTTATCTACAGTCTTACGGTACATATCGCGCAGGTTACTTGTGAGTTTCCCCATGAACTTCTCATTTTCAAATAGCGCTGTCCAATACTTGAGGCGGACTTTTTGCAGATATTTATTGACATCGACCCTCTGCAAGTAATTGCTCTCTCTGCCTACCGTGAGAGTAAGAATGGCGTCTGCTCCTGAAGATTTCTGCTCTCCTTTAAGCGACTCGGTCATGTACGGTCTCAGGGCTTCGTATTCACGTATAAGTTCGAGTGAAGCTGCAACCTCAACATTGAAGTGCTGCACAGCCTGTTCAAGATAATCTCCAACAACTAAATCATTGACCTCGAAGTGGATTTCTTCCTGCTGTGCTGCCTTTTCCATCCGTTCATATATGGTGCTTTTGTAGACAGGGCGGGGGATATCTATCCGCACAATTGCAACAGTCACGTCCGTTTTCCTCTCAGCATTCGAGAATCCATTTTCTATAAAAGTGACTTTGGCACCGTACCTTTCAAGTTGATTTTTCAACAGTTGACGGCTATTTGTGAATGGATTCAGCAGTGTTTCCGCATTGAGCAGACAGATAATTGCTCCGCCGTTACTTTGAATTTCCAGTGCTTTCAGTAGGTGCTTATCGCCGTCCATAAAGGGAGGATTCATCAGAATGAGGTCATAGCGCTTTCGGCCTTTAAACGTTAGGAAGTCATCGTGAATGATATGTACGTCAGCATTGGCAATTATATCGCGCTCGTTTTCAAGCCGGTGCAATTCCAACTTTTCAGTAGGAGAAAGACCGACGATTCTCCCCTGGGAGTGGTCATATCGTTCTTTCTCCTTGAGTTTTGATATCTGGCTGCCAAGCTCATTTTTCTTTTCTTCCGAGAAGTTATACTTGAGGATTTGTCGGAGATACGGGTCAATCTCAATGCAGTCGATGTCCAAGTTATGGCGATTATGTCCATAGCGCGAAAGCTTTTTCTTAATAGCACATTCGACCAAGTTGCCTTTTCCAGCAGATGGCTCCAGGATGGTTTCAATCATATCCCAATCTAAACCAGCAAGCATTTTCTCTGCGACGGAATCCGGCGTTGGATAGAACTGGTCATTGCCATTGGTCGTTGTTATTTCTGCAAGGCTCGTTCTGCTCATGCGTTTTCCTCCTTTCCGGGTATTCCCTTTATTGCCGGGGGAGCGGAGGGCGACTTTGTCGCCTTTAGCCCCGCCTCGTAACCTCTCCTGTAAATCCGTTGCAGATACTCTTCCATTTGCTTTTTATTCATCCGCTTGACTGCCTTGTAATCGTCACGGTTCATCATTGGGCTTTCTTCCTTCCCCTGCTAATAGGCGTGACGTTGGCTTTCTCATTCCCATCTTCCCCCGGATCCTCTGCGCCATCTTCAGGATCGTCCTCAATACCCTCTGAATCGCCCGCGTCCTCATCGCCGAGGTCGCCATCCATATCCTCGTCAAGCTGCTCAAGGTCTCCAACATCCCCGGGATCGAGGTCATCATAGTCAGAATCGTCTTCGTTGGCTTTCGGCAGCTTATCGCTTGTGATCAGCTGTTTTTCAATTACCTCCCTGTTGAAAAACTGCAACCACATGGCATGCATATTCTTGAACAGGTTTTTGAGTTTGTTGAAAAGTGCATCACTGATAGCAAATCCCTCCGCTATCTTGTAGGTGAGTACTCCGTCTTTGTAGGCAAATGTCAGAGCGGAGTTGGGGCTTGATTTTTCTTTCTCCTCCTGCTCCAGCAGGCTCATTTGCTCCAGGCCTTCGACTGGGCGAACAGTTAAGGTAATGGGGTAGGTGTCGTTTTTGAACCGGAACACCAGCTCATTTTCATCACAGACACCCTGAAGCTTTTTCTTGTAGGCTTCGTACTTTGCGATTTCACTCATTGTTTTTGCTCCTTTCGGTGTTTTTATATTTTGTTTCGATGAACGTCAGGCCTACTGCATAAGCGGCCCAAATATCATCTTTGAAACCATAAAACCAATCTGGATTTTTAAGTGTGCCTCTACCGGTGCGGAAATCATGCTTTGCAAATCTGTCTATGAGCGCCCTGCGAATATTAGGATCACCGGCTTTGCTGTCATGACAAATATGCGTTTTTTCTTCTACCCGGTAAATGAGCTGAGGCTTTTTGTATACCTTGCGCCTGAGCGTTTCGTACAATCGGCCAATCCAGAAAACCGTATCCAGTACATCCTTGCCTATCAGATTGCCATAACTCTGTATCATTTCGATGGCGGCGCCGTCATCCTCTTCAAACTTCATGGCCCGTATTTCCTTGCGTAGAGCCTCGTTTTCGAGGATTCCAAAGAGCTGAGGCCTTAGCGTATCGGCGTCAATTATGCAATATGCGCTTTTGGTGTTGCCGGGGTCTATTGCTATAACCTTGCTCATTTCGCTCCTCCTGACTTTTTAAAGTCTTTGCGCTTCACAACTTCCGAAACTCGGCCATCGTTGATATGTACTTCGTAGCCCATCTGCCAGAGCAGACAGCAGTCGTTTAGCGTTACCGGCTGCGGCATTGATTTTGCGCTTTTTCTCAACATCACGATTCCCCCTTTCCGTCAGTAATGGACAACTTTGCACTTAATCCCTGAATCATAGCTCTTGTCGATTCTGGCAGCATTGCCGTTTCTTTTTCATGCTGCACTCTTGCTTTGTAACTTCTCATGAAGTTTGAGGCTACTATCGTATTGACTTCATCCATATCCATCATCCCCCATTCCCGGAGTTGGTTCGGAGACCCTACAAGCTTCTGCAATATCGGAGGTAGTGCTTCAAAGTGTTCCTGGGCGTTGTAATAGCCAATTGCTTTCTTCACGATATTCCAAGCCTCAGCCTCTGTCATAGCCTGTGGGTGAGTAACAAGATAGATTTTCTCTTTGACGTCCGCAATGGTCGGAGGAAATTTTGCCGTAACCATCAGGGTTTTTACTGCCTCTATGACAACCTTCACCGGCTCATCCACAAACATAGTCGCCCACAGGTCAATAATCTGATCTGCATCTGCCTTATTCAAATCCTTGTAAAAGTTCGGGTAACCTGCCCGGAGTACCGAAAGTATTGATTTTGTTTCTTCTCTCGTCACATCTTCACCCCCTAAGCGAACGGATTGCTTGAGCTGCTGCCTGTATCAAGTTCATCATC